CAAGAAGAGATTGATTATTTTGAAATTAGAATTGACAACAAAACTAATCGTATTGTTTATCCTGTAAAAGATATTAATGGGAAATTAATAAACATTAAGGGCAGGACACGTTTTCCCAATTATAAACTTTTTAATATTGCTAAATATATCAATTATTTTAAAGTTGGCTGTTTAGATTATTTTCAGTGTCTGGACAAGACAAAAGAGTTTGTTTACGAGAAAAATGAAATTATTATTTTTGAATCAATCAAAAGTGTAATGAAGTGTTTCGGCTGGGGGTATAAAAACTGTGCATCTGCAGAAAACCATACAATGTCTGATGAGCAAATCAGATTATTGATTAGATTAAGAGTAGATGTTGTATTGGCATACGATAAAGACGTTGACTATTTTTCAAAAGAAGTTTGGAAGCAAATTGAAAAACTGAAAAAATTTACAAATGTTTATATCATTGAAGATAAAGGTAATTTATTGGGGAGTAAAGATGAAAAGAACTCTCCTGCAGATCTTGGGGAAGATGTGTGGGAAAAATTATATGAAAAGAAGCGAAGGATTATATGAGCAGATATAAAAATAAATTAGACGAAATGACATGGAGCTTTAGTAGAGTTCATTCATATGAAACTTGCCCATATCAATTCTATCTGAACTATGTTGCCAAAAATAAGTACGGCATCAGTAATTTCTACGCTGAATTAGGGCATTTCATGCATGAAGTGTTAGAGAAGGTGTTACGAAAAGAGTTGAAGTTAGAAGATGCTGCGACATATTTTGTAAACAACTTGGATGCTAATATTTCTAATTTTGTAAAACAATCAACAATGGATAGATCAATTGACGCCTGTATTGACTATCTGGCTGAAACAGATTTAGAAATGTTAGATGGTTTTGAAATAGTAGGGGTTGAACTTAAATGTCGTTACAGCCTTCAAGAAGAGATAGATTATATTGGGTTCATTGACTTATTAATTAAGCATAAAGAAGAAGGATATTATGTGATTGTCGATCATAAATCGTCTGGATATCCACTTAAAAAGAATGGCGAAGTATTAAAAAACGAAGAAGAGAATTTTAAATCATATAAAAGACAAATTTATCTTTATAGTAAATACGTTTTTGAAAAATATGGCGAATATCCAAAAGAATTATGGTGGAATCATTTTAAGGTAAATAAAGTAGTAAAAATTCCATTTGACTTAGATGAATATCATGAAGCCCAGAATTGGTTTATGGAAACGATTGCAAATATTTATAAAGATGAAGACTTTTTGCCTAATATGAGTTATATGCAATGCAACGTGTTATGTGACTTCAGAGAGGAGTGTGAATATCAGTTATATGGTAATGATTAATCAAGAAATGGTCGGCAAAACTTATACACCATATCATGTTCACACAGACCTCTCTACCGGGGTCACTAATGTAGATAGTGTAACTAAATATAAAGATTACATTGCAAGAGCAAAAGAATTAGGCATGAAGGCATTTGCTTTTTCAGAACACGGATCTGTATTCGAGTGGCTCCATAAAAAAGAAGCAATCGAGGAAGCTGGAATGAAATACATCCATGCTGCTGAGGTATATCTTACAGAAACATATGAAGAAAAAATTAGAGATAATTACCATTGTGTTCTTATTGCAAAAAACTTTGATGGCTTCAAAGAAATTAATAAGTTAATTTCAAAATCTTTCTTAAAAGAACATTATTATTATTCTCCAAGAATTTTAATCGATGATGTTATTAATACATCTGAAAATGTAATTATTACATCTGCGTGTCTCGGCGGTGTTTTTGGAAAAGGTACAAGCAGTGCAAAAGAAAAAATGCTTTGTTTTGCAATTGCGAATAAAGATAGATTTTTCTTAGAAGTACAGCATCACAACATTGATAAACAAAAAGAATATAATAAACTTCTGTATCAGATCAGCAAAGAATATGGAATTAGATTAATTGCTGGCACTGATACACATTCTTTAGATGATAAACATGCAAGAGGCAGGGTAATTTTACAGAAAGCAACTGATACATTTTTCTCTGATGAAGAGGGTTGGGATTTAACTTTTAAAAGTTATGATGAGCTTGTTGAAGCATATTATAAACAAAATGTATTACCAGAAGATGTATTTATGAAAGCCATTGAAAACACAAATGTTATGGCAGATATGGTAGAAGAATTTACATTGGACAGAAGCACGAAATATCCGAAAATTTATGAAAATTCAAAAGAGATATTTGAGCAAAAAGTCAGAGAAGCTTGTAAAAATCATAAATACATTCAACAGCGTTATACACAGGAAGAAATTGATAAGTTCATTAAAGAAGAGCTTGAAGTATATGAAAAAACAGAGTCTATCGACTTTATGCTTCTTGAAAACCATAAAAAAGAATGGGAAACAGAGAATGGTATCCAGAGAGGTTATGGTAGAGGTTCTGTATCTGGTAGCATGATTGCTTATGCGCTTGGTATTACAGAAATGGATTCCAAAAAATTTGGTCTTAACTTTTTCCGCTTCCAGAATCCAGACCGTGTTACTAACTGTGATATTGATGTGGATTATAGTGAAAAAGATAGGGAAAAGGTAAAAACATTTATTCTTAGAGATCATATGAATCTGGATAATCTTCGTTCTTGCGACATTATCACATTTAACACAATTGCGCTCAAAGGTTCTATCAAATATGTTGGTAAAGCCCTTGATTATCCAATTGAAATTACACAGGCACTATCAAATGGTGTGTATCTTGATGAAGAGGGTAAAGAAACAGTTGCACCTGAAATTAGAAAAGCATATCCCGATATTTTTGAGTATGTAGACATTGTAAAAGGCACAGTTATTTCTATTGGCACTCATGCAAGCGGCGTTGTAGTAAGTGACCTTGAAATTGACGAAATGTTTGGTACATGCAGTGTAAAAGATTCTGAATATCCAGTCTCAATGATTAACATGAAAGAACTCGATGCTCTGATGTATGTTAAATTAGATATCCTTGGTCTTGATAACATCGGTGTAATTAATGAAACATGTAGAATTCTTGGAATTGATCGTTTAAACCCAGATAATACTGACCTGAATGACGAAAATGTTTGGAAAAGTATCAGGGAAGATACGACGCTCATTTTTCAATGGGAATCAGAGTCAGCACAATCTTATTTAAAAAGATTTATGTCTGATAAAACAATTCAAAAAGTAAAGAAACGAAATGAAGATTTTTCCTATATCAAATGGTTTTCATTTGGTAATGGTCTACTGAGACCTGCGTGTGCCAGCTACAGAGATTCCGTTGCGAGTGGTGAGTTTTATCAGAATGGTTTAAAAGAGCTCGATGATTTTCTTGCCCCAACTATGGGACATGTAACTATGCAGGAAGATATTATGCAATTTCTTGTAAGATTTTGTGAATACACTCAAGCAGAATCCGATACAGTACGTCGAGGTATTGCAAAAAAATATGGTACTGAAAAGTTTCTACCTGAAATTGAAGAGCGATTTACGAGTCATGCGACAGACGCATATGAATTAAAAACTGATGAATGTTCTGAAATTATCAAGCCGTTTTTGCAGGTAATTTTAGATGCATCAAAATATTCTTTTTCTTGGAATCACTCTGATGCATATAGCTGTGTAGGATATATTTGTGGATATTTAAGATATTATTATCCATTAGAATTTATTACTGCAGCGATGAATGTATTTAGATCAAAGGTAGAAAAAATCGGGAATATCGTTAAATATTCAAAAAAATCAAATGTTGAATTAATGCCTATTCGATTCAGATATTCAAAATCAGATTATATGTTTGATAAAGATAACAACACAATTTATAAAGGCGTATTTTCTGTAAAAAGTGTAAACGAACAAGTATCTGATGATTTATATGCTCTTCGTGATATGAAATTTGATAACTTTATGGAATTAATTACATATTGCAAAATGAATTTTCCCATTAAATTTAATCAGATTGAGGCATTAATTAAACTTGAGTATTTTAAAGAGTTTGGAGAAATTCCATATCTTTTAACATGTTTAAATGTTTTTAAAGTATACCACAAAAGATCTACATTAAAAAAAGAAGAAGTTCGGGATCTTGGTATCTCTTATGATGAAATCAAAAAGTTTTGCGGAAAAGAAACAGCGAAACAGTATTCACAAGTTGATATGAGTTGTTTTATGAATTTGGTTGTCCAAAAGCAATATACACACAGAGAAGTGACCATCGGTGAGATTTTATCTTATCAAGATAAATATCTTGGATATATTGATTTTGCTGATTCCAAATATTCCAAATTCGTTCTTATCGAGAAAGTTGATACAAAATTTTCCCCTAAATTAACTGCGTATACATTATCTAAAGGTAAGAGGATTCCTTTAAAAATCAGTAAAACACAATTTAGAAAAAACCAGGTAAACGAGGGTGATGTTGTTCAGATTCTGAATTGGGAAAAGAATGTAAGACGAGTAAAAGATAGTAATGGAGAATGGTCTGCTATTCCGAATGAGTATGACTGGTGGCTTACAAACTACCGGATTGTTGATAACATCAAAAAATATGATTCAAAAGAAGAGGAGGTGTAATGGTGAATAAATACGTGATCACAGATGGTATTAGATATATTGCAAAAAATAAAGCTGGTTCCTATGTTCCTGAACATGATGCAAGCAAAGCTTTAATTCTTTCTAAAGGTGATGCAGAAAAGATTTATTATAATAATTTAGCAAAACCCCTGAGAAAAGTTTTTAGATTGTCAAAAGACGCAGTTCCAACAATAAAATCTTCAGAAAGTACAAAAATTGAAGATACAGCGATTGAAGACAAAAAGGTTATCGAATGTAAGCCAGATATAAAAACAACAGATGCAATCATTAAGCAGGATGCGAGTAAAAAAGAAATAAAATACACCAAGCATTATGATACAAAATGCGGGCTTGATGATGAATTAACAACACAGATTGTTCAGGTAGTAGAGATATTTAAGAGTGCTGCAACAAAAAAAGCTGATCTACAATCAAAATTAGATAAAGTAGAAAAAGAAATTGTTGATATCAACCATTACATTGAATTCAAATCTTTGAATGCATGTGATGGATATAATGCCTACAGAATGTTGCGGGACAGATTAACAAAACGAAGAAAATTAAAAAATGAATTAAAGGTTGCAGAAATTCTTGCAAAAGGAATTTTCACAACTTCCGATATTACAGATATTGAGAAAGTTATTAGTTCTTTCGATAAAAATCAATATCGTCCTAGAGTTCTCAGTGATTTATTTGAATAAGGAGGATTATCATGAGGGAAGTTTATAAAGTTAAAAAAGGTGACATTGTTCGACTGGTAAAAGCAAATACATTTGATTATGTGGAACATCCTTATATTGCACATTTTATCAATAAAAATTTTGAAGTCGTTGATGTAAATAAATATAGAATTACTGTGCTAAGAGATAACACAAAAATCGAATGTTATGCCGAATATTTTTATGATTATTTTAAAGTAGTAAAACCTGCAAAAGTAAAAGAAGAAACCGAAACAAATAAAAAGCAAACCAAAGTATCCAACGAGAAACCCGTTGAAAAGAAAACAGAAAATAAAAAATGGACTGATTGGACAACAATTAAAATTTTCGGTGAGGATTATGCATATAAAACTGATGGTAAAACAGTTATTCTGCGTAATGGTGGTTGTAAGGGTGTAAGCAAATGCCATGATGAGGATGAATTTAATTTAACAAAAGGTCTTGAAATTGCATTTAATAGGCTGGTAGCTATGAGAACAGAAAAAGCCATTAATGATGCAAGGGCGGATCTTGATAAAAAAGTAAAAGTAAAGAAGAGAACTGTATGAGAAAAAACTTTACATGCTTAAATTGTTTTTCAGAATTTGATGATTGGGCGGAAGTCGTCGAGTCTCATGGCTTCGATACTCCGCCATATGAAACACAATAGGTTTGCCCATAGTGTCACGATAATAATATTGTTACAGCTGTATATTGTGATTTATGCTTACAGCCTATTCATGGCAAATACATTGTCACAGTTGATGGTGATACAATTTGTGACAACTGTTTTGTAAAAAGGGATGTGGAAGATCTAATATGAAAAATACATTGGTTGTAAATTTAGTTGGTGGACAAGGTTCTGGGAAATCTACAATGATGGCTCATTTATTTGCATAGTTAAAATGGAATAATATTGACTGTGAAATGTGCAGCGAATTTGCAAAGGAGCTTGTTTGGGAAAATCGACAAGAAACATTTAAAGATGAGCTTTATATCTTTGCAAAACAGAATCATAGATTATTTAGATGTAACGGAAAAGTAGATGTAATTATCACCGATAGACCTTTAATCATGTCTATTGCGTATAACCGGTACTATGGAGACCAAACGGATTATTTTTGGAATGCAGCATACGAAAGTATTGTTTATGAAACATTTAACAAATAGAAAAACCTCAACATTTTTTTGAATAGAGTAAAACCTTTTAATCCAAATGGAAGAAACGAAAATGAAGAGGATGCTAAAAAATTTGATGAATATTTTAAAGCCTCTCTTGAAGACCTTCGGCTTCCGTACCATGAATTTGATGGTGATTCCAACAGCGTTGAGGAAATAGGCGAGATGATTATTGGGTTAATAAAGAGAGGTGAAACAAATGATTCAGAACATTAATTCATTAGAAAATAATGCTAAGTACATTTATATTGGCAACAATAAATTTGTGAAAATCTAGTTTGATCGACAAATGGCTGAAAAACTCGCAAATGGCATTAAGGAGATTAAAGTTAATGCCGGATAAGGGGTTGATTGAATGAATAAAAAAATTATTTATTGTTTTATAGCCTTTACATTTGTATTAACTTATACAGTATATGGTTGGTCTAAAAGCAATAAAGAAAACCTAGAAGAAATAGATAGGTTAAGTGCTATGGTGGCGATTCAGCAAGAAAAAATTGATGAGTTGGAAAAAGAATTAAATATCACAACAGAAAAAAAGCCACAGAAAAAACATTTAGGTAAGTTTGAATTATCTTTTTATTCTAAGGAGCAGTTTCCAAATTCTCCGACTGCAACAGGTGTAATGCCAGTTGTTGGAAGAACAATTGCTGTTGATCCATCTGTGATTCCATAGGGGACAGCAGTTGAAATTGATGGATTTGGTATTAGATATGCCGAAGATACTGGCGGGGCGATTAAAGGCAATAAAATTGATGTATTTGTACAGACAACTGCAGAGGCTCGTCAGCTTGGCAGAAAATTTAATGTTGATGTATGGACAGTTGAATAACAGAAAGGAAGAGCAACAGTATGGGAAAGGTTTAGATTCATCCATTTACAACAAAAAAACCAATCACAATGATTGGATATATGGCTGGTGTGTGTTATGGAACAGATGTATCTGACGATGAAAAGAATTACAAAAGAGGTATTGATTGTCTAAAATCGCAGCATGGCAGAACATGGGAATTTCCAACAGTATAGATGACGATTGAAGGGTACTCTGCAAGAGTTATGAGAGAAATTTATACTCATATTGGTGGATCTCCTTCTCGTCTGCAAGCAAGTACAAGATATATTAATTACTCTGATTTTGACTATTTTACCCCTCCTTCTATTGAAGCTAATCCAGTAGCAAAAATTATTTATGATTCAACAATTATGAATAATATTATGGCTGGATTAAACGAACTAGAAGAAATGGGTATCCCTAAAGAAGATTCTGCTAATGCACTACCTCTTGGTATGGAATCTGTTATGGTCGGCAAATATAATTTTAGAACGCTGGCGGATATGTCACATCAAAGAAAATGTGTAAGAGCGTACCATGAATTCAGAGGATGGTTTAATGATTTAGAAAATTCTTTATCTGAATATTCTGAAGAGTGGGCATATCTTGTAAAAGAACATTTTATGCCTAAATGTGAACATCTGTTACATTGTCCAGAAAGATTTTCTTGTGGTAAATATCCTCCTAAAAATGTTGTTATGGAACTGATTGCACAGTGGAAAAAACAACAGGAGGCAAAATCAGAATGAAAAAATCATTAATTTTACTTGTCGGAAAATCTGGTTCCGGTAAAACGACAATCGCAGAATAGCTTGAAAAGAATTATGGACTAACAATGCTTGAATCATATACAACAAGGCAACCCAGGTACGAGGGTGAAAGAGGACATATTTTTGTTACAAAAGAGGAATTTGAAAAAATGCCTAACAAAGTGGCGCACACATTTTTTGATGGAAATGATTATTGGGCAACACAAGAACAATGTGATGAATCAGATGTCTATGTGATCGATCCTGATGGCATCAAAACATTTAAAAGAATTTATAATAGCCCAAGACCATACAAAATTGTTTATTTAAAAATAAGTCCGATTGTTAGATTTTGGCGAATGACAAAACGTGGTGATGGCGTAATGAAATCAATTAGACGTATTATGCATGACCATAAGAAATTTGGAAAATTTGAAAATGAGTTTGGCGTAAAAATTATTAAAAGAGACCCTGTTTGGAGCATTGCCAAACAAATTCATGAAATGAGGTCATTATGATGAAATATTCTACAGTTGTGTAGATTTCACATCCATATGGCGGATTAAAGGAAAACGAGGATATTGTGGCTGAGTTAATTATTGAACTCAGTCGCAAATTCCCGGAGTATTTATTTATCTCGCCAATCCACGCTTTTTCTTTCACATACAAAACAGAAAAGAAATATCAAGACGGTCTTGATAAATGTTTATGGTTGTTAGATCAGTGTGATGAAATGTGGGTTTTTGGCAAATATAGAGAAAGCATTGGATGTATGGCTGAAATCGAATATTGTAATGAGCATCATATTTATTATCAAGCAATCAATGACAATTGTTTAAAAATCATGGCAGAACCAAGAAAGTGCTGTGATTGTGGATTGATGGAAATAGATGAGCAATATGCAATTTGCAATAAAAGTTTTGTAAGTCAGATTTATGAAAAGGTTTGTGGTAAACATGGACAAGAATAAAAAATTATTGCTTGAGTTGATTTGTGATAGACAGATTGCATTATTATTACAAGACAGTACAAATTATGAATCTGCAAAATATAAGCAATTAGAGAAACTGAAAGTATATGTCAAAGATATTAAGGAGGGTGTTGCTATTGAAGGTAATTAAAAGAAACGGTACAGAAATGTAGTTTGATTCAAATAAGATTAAAATAGCGATTTTAAAAGCATTTGTTGATGTAGATGGTGAAGAAAGCCAGTATGCAAAAGACAAGGCGAGAGATATTGCTAATTATATCGCATCTTTAAATAAAACAATGTCTGTAGAAGAAATCCAAAATATCGTTGAAGAAAAACTGATGGCTAGCAATAGAAAAGATGTAGCCAGAGCATATGTTCGATACAGATAGATGAGAGATATGGCAAGATCCCAGTACGATGGTTTTATGCAAGCCATTAGGGAAAAGGTTGAAGCTTCAAATGTTCAAAATCAAAACGCCAATGTAGATGAACATTCTTTTGGTGGCAGAACCGGCGAGGCAACAGACACAATGATGAAAAAGTATGCTCTTGACTATTGTGTGTCAAAAATGGCTAGAGACAACCATCTGAATAATATTATTTACATTCATGATCTGAATTCTTATGCCGTAGGCATGCATAACTGCCTGTCAGTACCTTTAGATGATTTGCTGAAAAATGGGTTTAACACAAGACAGACTGATGTACGTCCTGCAAATTCTGTTAATACAGCATTTCAGCTTGTAGCAGTGTTATTCCAGTTGCAATCACTAATGCAGTTTGGCGGCGTGTCCGCTACCCATATTGACCATACAATGGTTCCTTATGTGAGAAAGAGTTTTTATAAACATCTAATGGATGGTTTTAAGTATATTGAGGGCGTAGCAGAGCCTAGAAAATATATGTATCAAGAAAACGCTGATGAATTTTGGACTCAATACACTGATATTGATGACAAGGATTTAAAAGCAGCGCATCCTAAAGCATACCAATACGCAATGGATATGACGACAAAAGAGACATATCAGGCAGTTGAAGGTATGTAGCATAACCTCAATACACTGCAGAGTAGATCTGGTAATCAGCTTCCATTTAGTTCTGTGAATTACGGCACGTGTACTCTACCAGAAGGCAGAATGGTAACAAAAGCGTTGTTAGAAGTATCAATCAATGGTATCGGCAAACTACATAGAACGTCTGTGTTCCCTTGTGGTATTTTCCAGTGTATGAAAGGCGTAAATAGAAAACCTGGCGATCCTAACTACGATTTGTTCCAATTGGCATTAAAATCTACAGCACAGAGACTGTATCCCAATTATGCCAATGTGGATTGGAGTAATAACGCAGGATACGATATTAATGACCCTAGAACATATTTTAGTACAATGGGTTGTCGTACAGCCAACCTGTTCGACATTAATGGCTTAGGTCAGCTTAAAGATGGTAGAGGCAACATCTGTCCTGTAACAATCATTATGCCTACATTGGCTATGATGGCAAAAGAACTGTACGAAGACCAGACTTACGATACACATGCTAATATTGTAGATATTTTCTTATACATTCTCGACCAAAAAATTCATGAGGCAAAAGATATGCTTATTGAACGATTTGAGTGGATTTGTAAACAGAATCCAAAATCTGCAAAATTCATGTATGAAAATAATCTAATGGCTGGTTATGTTCCAGAAGAAGGAATTAGAAGCGCTTTAAAACATGGCACCCTAGCTTTAGGTCAGTTAGGTCTTGCGGAAACACTGCAGATTCTAATTGGTTGTGACCATACAACAAAAGAAGGTATGGATTTGGCAAAACAGATTGAGCAGTTATTCAAAGATAGATGTGCTGAGTTCAAACAAGAATATCAACTGAATTTTGGTGTTTATTATTCTCCAGCAGAAAATCTTTGTCATACAGCAATGAGAAAATTCCAAGAACAATATGGCGTGATTGAAAAAGTATCTGATAAAGATTATTTTACAAACTCTATGCATATTCCTGTATGGCATAAAATGACACCATTTGAAAAGATTGATTTAGAAGCGCAGTTAACAGGATACTCTAGTGCTGGATGTATTACATATGTAGAACTTGAATCTTCAGTAAAACATAACATCGAGGCACTTGAAACACTTGTTAATTATGCAATGGATCAGGATATTCCTTATTTTGCAATTAATGTTCCCAATGATACATGTTTAGATTGTGGTTATTGCGATGAAATTAATGATGTTTGCCCCATGTGCGGAAGCAAAAGAATTCAGCGTTTACGTAGAGTAACTGGTTATTTAACAAATGATTACAAAACAGCATTTAATTATGGCAAACAACAAGAAGTTGAAATGAGAGAAAAGCATAGTGGGGTATCCGTATGAGAATTATAGATATTACAACATGCAGTGTTGCTGATGGTTTAGGGTTCCGTTTGGTAATTTGGTGTGCTGGATGTGAACATCATTGTGAAGGATGTCATAATCCTGAATCATGGGATTGTAACGCTGGACACAAACTAACAGATAAAGACCTTGATACAATATTTGATCAACTAGAATTTGATTATATTAAAGGAATCACATTTAGCGGAGGAGATCCTTTGCATCCACAAAATGTAGAGCAAGTTTATAGACTCTGCAGAGTGATTAAAGAAAATTATCCGGATAAAACAATTTGGATATATACAGGATATAAATTTGAGAACATTTATTACGAACCTGGTTGTTTTATGACTCAAGATTGTAATCCAGCAAGGGATCTTAGAAACGAAGTGCTGAAATATATCGATGTGCTTGTTGATGGCGAATTCGTTCACGACAGAAGAAATGTAACAATTGCTTTTCGAGGTAGCGATAATCAAAGACTAATTGATGTTCCAAAATCATTAAAGGCGTGGAAAGCAGTTATTTATGAGCAGGAGTAACATCCTGCTCTCTATTAAAAGAGGTAGTCTTATGGGAAAAGAATTGAGTTTAAGAAATTAGAATCTTGTTATCGGAGTGATGCTCCTTTGGGGTTTTATTGTAAATGTATTTACATGTGCATTTGGTGGAGAATATTTTGCTTCAATTAGTCCAGTGAAATTATTAATAGGGTATTTTATTACAGCCATTATTGGTATTTGTATGAGCGCATTTTCAGAAAATCCGTTTGTAAGTTTCATTGGTTATAACTTGGTTGTATTACCTATCGGCGCTGTATTAAGTGTTACATTACAAGATGTTGCAAAACTAACAATCCTTATGGCGTTTGGTGCAACTGCGTGCATGACATGCTTAATGATGATAGCAGCAACATTGAAACCGCAATTGTTTTTATCAATGGGTAGAATTCTGTTTATGAGTTTGCTTTTTGTAATTATAATTGAGCTTCTAATGGTCGTGTTTTGCGGTGTATCTCCAACAATAATTGACTTTGTTGTGATTGCTTTGTTCTGTTTATATGTAGGATATGATTGGGCAAAGGCGCAAGAGATGCCAAAAACATTGGATAATGCGGTAGATAGTGTTGTTGGACTGTATTTGGATATTGTAAATATTTTTATCAGACTCATTGATATTATGGAAGATTAAGGAGTGCCTTGCATGATAAACAAAAAAACTTGGGAAGAATTTAGAGATTCTGGAATGTTATGGTAGATCAATATGATTCTGCATATCTTTGGATGGTCAATTGTAGTTGAATTAGAAGATAAAAAAATAATAAATGCATATCCGGCAAGGGTAAAATTTAGGGGATTTTCCGAAGAGAATAATACAGAAGGATATAGAAAAGTAAGCAAATATATGTATGAAAACATTAATGAGATTTTAGAAGAAGCAGAAAACTAAGGATTGATTAAATGAAAACAGTAATCAAAATATTTGAGCAATTAAAAAACACCTCTGGCAAAAAAGATAAAGAGGCAATTATTGAAACCAATAAGGATAATGAATTATTCAAAGAATGTCTGGTATTTCTGTTAGACGATAATGTGACTACAGGTATCGCAAAAAAATCCTTGCAAAAGAACATCAAATGCGACGGCGACATTATGTTATTAGTATCTTGGCAAGATTGTATGTCTTATTTAAAAGAAAATAATACTGGTAAAGATTACGACATTTTAGTTGCACAAGGTTTTGTAAAATTCCAAGATGAAGCAGATAGATGGTTTTATGAAGGTATGATTACCAAAACACTTAAAATTGGTTGCGATAAAGCAATTGTCAATAAAGTGATTCCACAATTAATTCCAGATTGGAAAGTTCAGCTAGGTTCTTCGTTTGAAAAATTGAGATTGAAAGATAACGAAAAATTCTTTTTAAGTAAAAAAATGAATGGACATAGAGGATCATTTTATGAAGGCAAATTTATTTCTCGCCAAGGTAAAGAAATATCTGGTTTACAACATATCATTGACGATATTGAAAAACTATATCTTAGTACATACTTTATCGACGGCGAATTGATAAGGAAAAATGTAGAGAATCTTGATGATAACGAGAATTTCAGAATCACATCGAGTATTTTAAATTCTGATACAGAAGATAAATCTGACATTGAGTTTGTAATTTTTGATATTTTTCCAGCAGATACAATTGTTGGCAATCATACTATCGAAAATTATAGTGAACGGAAAAAGCGGATGAAAGATTTAGAGTATCTTTTTCAACATAATAATATTCGTAACTTGAAAATTGTCGAAATGGTGTATGAAGGTACAGATCCTAATCAAATTCATAAATGGCTAAAATATGCTGTAGATAATGACTGGGAAGGGATTATGCTAAACAAGGATGTTCCTTATGTGTTTAAACGCACAACGAATGTTATAAAAATCAAACAGTTTTTATCCATAGATTTAAGAATCATCGGGTATGAAGAAGGTCAAGGAAAAAACGAAGGAAAGCTTGGAGCTTTTGTTGTTGATTATAAAGGCAATAAAGTTGAAATTGGCGGTGGATACTCAGATGAAGAGCGTGCAACCTTTTGGGAACACAGGGATGAGATGATTGGAAAAATCATAGAAATTAAATATAAAGGTGAATCCCAAAATAAAAGGAGTGGGTTAAAGAGTCTTCAGTTTGCAGATTTTGTCTGCATCAGAAACGATAAAAATGACCCTAGTTACAACTAAGAGGTGATAGTTATATGAGTCGAATATTTGTGACGGGCGATACACACGGAGATTTTTTCCATATATAGAATTTCTGTCTTGATAATAATACTAGCATAGACGACATTATGATTGTTTGTGGCGATGCTTGCATAAATTTTTATCTTGATAAAAGAGATGACAGACTTAAAGAAAGAATAGCTGGAATACCAATAACATTTCTAATTGTGCATGGAAACCATGAAGAACGAGCTTGGAATGTTAAGGGTTATAAACTGAAAGAACATAAAATTGGAACAGATAATTATGTGTATGGATATAGCGAAGAAAAATATCCAAATATAATTTTTGTTCAAGATTTTCATATTGAAACATTGAACGGAAAAAGATTTATGTTCCTTGGTGGTGCTTATTCTGTAGATAAATTCTATAGATTAGCAATGAACTGGTACTGGTTTGAATCTGAGCAAATGCCAGAAGAGGAAATGCTAGAGGTCTTAAAATTTGTCACAAGCGTAAGTAATTTCGATTATGTTGTGTCACATACATGTCCGTATAAATATATTCCAACAGAGGCGTTTTTGCCATCGATTAACCAGAATACAGTTGATCAGAGTACAGAATATTTCTTAGATGAAGTTGATGATTTAATTCAATACAAACAATGGTATTGTGGGCATTGGCATATCAAAAAAGAAATTCAAAAATTAAAATTCTTATTTGACGATATTATTGAAATTTAAGGTGATTACATGGATAAGCAGGAAAGAATAACCCAGTTAAAACAAGAAATACGTGAAAAAGAAAAAGAATTACATAAACTCGAAAAAGAGATTAATACAGAATTTTTACCTCAATTCGTAGGAAAGTATTTCAAAAGTAAAAATGATTTTTATTACTTAAAAGTATGTGAATATGATGAAGAGTTAAATTTGCTAAAAGGTTGGGGAATAACGATAGATAAAGACTGGAATAAAAACAATTTATACACAGCAGAATATTTATCATTTATGCATTACCATCTTTTTGACGACAAAACTGAAATCAGCGAAAAAGATTTCGGTGTTGTTTTAAATATATACATCAATTCAATTAAAACAAGTATAGAAAAGGGGTGAAAATATGGTTACGTTTTTAGGATTCATGGCTATCGCTAGTGGCATTGTTTTGAGGGCATAGCTCACAATCGATCATCATTGTTCTGACAGAGACAAACTAGAACTTAAAGACATTGCAGGTTATATGGTAATCGCAGGTGTCGCTATCATCTTAATTAATACATGGATTGCAAAGCCAGTGATAATTTGGTTGGGAGGTTAATATGAACCCGGTAGTTATTTTAATAGTTATATTAGTTGCTATTGTTATTTGGCTCTGTTTATCCAAAAAGTTTGTTTGGATTGGGGATAAATTATATAACATGTTTAGCGACACAAGAGATATTTTGAGCGAAGAGTTTGATAAAGAAAAGGAGAACAAAAAATGATGTATGATTACGAAGCGTATGAAAAAGAAAGAGAAGAAAAACGAAAAAAAGTCAAAAAAGGTCTGATTGGTGGCGGTGTTGTTGCATTTGTTTTACTGATCGGTATTGGTTGTGCCGCTGCATGTATCGAAAAAATTCCAAACGGCTATTGTGGTGTTCAGTACTCCATGAACGGTGGTATTAAAGATGAAGTTCTAACACAGGGTTGGCATTTCGTATCTCCTTTTGTGCATGTTAAAGAATTTACAGTTGCCAATGAACAGCTGGTAATGTCTAAGGATGCGAGAGATGGCAGTGAATCTGATGATAGCTTTAATGTGGCAACAGCAGACGACGCAAGCATTGCAATCAGCTTCAGAATGGAATATGCATTTATTCAGGATGAACTTCCTGATACATTCAAGAGATACCGTGGCATGAGTGGTGAAGATATTGTTAATAACCGTGTAAGAGGTATTCTGAAATCTAAAATTTCTGAAGTAACAACTAACTATACAATGATGGATATTTACTCCGGCAATCGTAGTGAAATCAACAGAAAAATTCTGAATCATCTGAACGAAGAATTTAAAGATACATATGGTATTACAGTAATCAATGCAGATATTATTGATGTACATCCAGATGCACAGCTACAGCAGACAATTGATAATCGTGTAAAAGCACTGCAGCAGAAACAAGAGGCTCAGGCTAAACAAGAAACAGCAAAAGTAGAAGCCGAAACAGAACTGATCAAAGCTAAGAATGCGGCTGATATTGAAATCACAAAAGCAAAGGCTGAAGCAGAAGCCAACAGAGTTATCTCTGAAAGTATTACACAGGGTCTGATTGATATGAAAAATGCAGAAGCAAGAATGCAGCATGGCTGGGTAACAATTAAGGGCGCAAATACTGTTGTAACAAAATAAATTGGAACGAATGGGCGGGGTTCATTCTCCGCCCTATTGGAGAAGTAGTATGAAAAAAGAAGATTTTGAATTTATCAAACTGGATGAAAAATATAAAGACTATTGGTTCAAGGTAAAAGATAGATCTGTGTCTGAGGCAGTTTTAACTGAACGATATATGGAGCAATCTATGGTTTGTGTATCTGAGGTTGTTTATTCTGTTCACGATGATGTTTTAGGTGTAAAGCAGCTATTTCCATTTAGCTTTTATGTATTACCAGTGCAAGATGAAGAATTGAAAAAAATAATTTTTTCTTTAATTGATGATATTAAAAAGGAAGAAGTGAAATAAATGCAATTTTGTAGCAAAGAAGATATTAAAGATTATATTGAAACAAGAAAAGCAGATATCAAAAAATCCGTTCAAAAAAATACCAGCATGGGATTTGATGTTCCCACACTGGCGATTATTCAAGTCGGTAGCAATCCTGCATCTAACAAATATGTAAATGGCAAAATTAAGGATTGCGAAGAAGTTGGAATGAAAGCTGTATTACATAAATTTAATGAAGACATTGAACCTGTAGATTTTGGAACAGAGATTATTAAAATCATGCATGATGAAATGATTCATGGTGTAATTATCCAGAAACCACTGCCCGAAAAATTAGAAAAATATTTTGATAAGTTTGTAAAAATGATTCCAAAGAAAAAGGATGTCGATGGATTTAGAAAAGATACTGAGTTCGATCCTTGTACTCCTAAAGGAGTGGTGGATTATATTGAAAGCAGACAGGGTAAAGACTGGCTGACAGGTAAAGATGTTGTCATTATCAATCGTACAGAATTGGTTGGTAGGCCACTTGCAAAAATGATGTTGGATAGAAATGCGACAGTTACTGTTTGTCATAGTAAAACAGAGCGTCTGCGGAATCATTGCCAGTATGCAGACATTGTTGTGAGTGCTATTGGCAAACCTAAAATTTTAATTAGAGACTATGTTAAGCATGACAGTGTATGTTTTGATGTAGGAATTAGTTTTGATGAAAACGGAAAAATGTGTGGCGATTTTGACAGAGATAACGTAATGAAAATAACAGATTATTGCACACCTGTTCCTGGCGGCGTCGGTTTACTGACAAGAATTGCTCTTGTAGAAAATGTATTAAAAGCATATGAAAATCAGAAGTATAGAGCAAGTATGATTCCTAATGCAGAAAAGGATGAAAACAATGTGGGGAATTACAAGTCTTATGAGAGAAAATAATCACACTGGAGCCAACGAAATTGATACATATATTTCAGAAGTAAATAGTCAGGATAACTTTATTGCTGAAGTTAATTCTTTGCCGATGCCGGAAAGTTATCCTCACGAAAATGATAGATTTTACATTCCAGAAGAATATAAAAATATGACTAGCAAACAATTAAAAAATGCTAAAAAAGCATGGGAAAATTATTTTAAAGAAAGAGAAAAAATGAGGGAATCATTATTTGGAGAAGGAGCAACTACCATGAATAAAAAAGAAATTAAAATTAAATATTTTACAGATGAAATCGAAAAGCTTCGCTATATTGATGGAAAATCTGATTGGATTGATCTTAGAGCAGCAGAAGATGTTTCAATTAGTGCTGGTGAATTTAAACTAATCCCTCTTGGTGTGGCAATGCAATTACCAGAAGGTTACGAAGCACATATTGTTCCTCGTAGTTCTACATTTAAAAATTTTGGCGTGATTCAGACAAATCACATGGGCGTTGTTGATGAAACATATTGCGGCGATAATGATCAGTGGTTTATGCCTGTATATGCGGCGAGAGATACTGTAATTAAAACAAACGACAGGGTTTGCCAGTTTAGAATTGTAGAACATCAGCCAGCGATTGATTTTATTGAAGTTGAAGAGCTGGGAAATGATGACAGAGGCGGTCATGGCAGTACAGGCAAGCAGTAAGAGGTGATATTGTTGATTAAAAGAGCATATGCAAGACATCTTGCTGATAAATATAATTAGAATATAGAGAGTCTGATTATCGAAGCAGCAAACATGGGTAAATATGAAATTGAGTATATTGTACCAATTCCTTCTGATAAACCTTGGTGTAAGTATGACTATCAAGATAAGGCATATCAATTAGCACACAATATTGAAAAAAATGGATATCAAGTTGAAGTGAGATGTGAAGAAATCGCCGCAACAAATACAATCGGTAAAAGTGTATACACATCCATATCATATATTTTAAAAATTAAATGGTGATATTATGAAAAAAGAATAGCCGGAAAAAGAAACATTAATAGAAGAATTCTTGCGTGTAAATAATATTACAACTCAGGAAGACTTGGAAGAATAGATCAAAAACCATAAAACTATAAATATAGCTTTGTTTACCAAATAAATAAAAAGAGTGGCTATTTTTAGGTAGCCACTTTTTTTTATGCAAAAAATATGTTATTATAAATGATAAATGTTTTTTTAGATAAGGAGTGAGTTATGTTAAATAATAAAGATATGAACGAGCTAGAAAGACAGCGTTATTATATGAATATCGTTAAAGAGAAAGTGGCTCAAAAAAGTCGAGAACTTGGTAGACCACTTTTCATGACAGTTAAAACCTTCGGCTGTCAGATGAACAATACTAACATGATATTGTAAACCTTGATATATCAACGATATAAGAAGTTCTGTGTTAAGCCATTCTTAAATTTAATTGCCAAAACTGTGCTGTTATCACCCACAGAAACATAATCAATAACATTATTGAAGAAATCTTGTAGTTGTTTTTCATCAACATTCACGGCTAATTCTTGATAGGAAATTTCTTTTCCTCTGCCGAGTTCCCAGTCGATGATACATCTATCAAGTAATTTATTGTCAACCAGTGGAAGCATTGCATCTTTATTCTGATTTGCTGCATGTATCTGCTGGTTGATTTCATTTAATTCAGCAGTTAATTTTGTTCTTTTTTCGAGATAATCTCTTTCAGGCATACTGTCATCAGAAAACAGATATAAATCATCCAACCTTTTTAAAGCTCTCTCGATTTTTTCTTGACGCTGTTTAAATACTTCTGTGTCAGAATATTCAGTATTATGACTGACTGTGATAAGTTTATTCGGCTTGTAACCACATTTTAAAACTTCTTTTATATCCTCGATACTCTGTTGACTGATATATGCAACATCTTTGAAGGCTTTACCAGATAGTAATCTTTCTTCTAAGTTAGTAAAGTCTTTACTGTTTTGAATGGTAATCATATTACTCATATAATTTAAAATGAAATTACCAAGATATGTATCCGTGATAGCGCCTTTACTCATACAGGTATTACCGTGCATTCTGTTAGAGCATCTATAAGAAGAAGGGTGGTATCCATTTTTTCTTTTAGTATCTTTGTGTGCAGATGTGCCTCCGCCACATAATCCACATTTTAATAAACCGCTAAAAGAATGTGTATGACCGCCCACAATTCTTCGTCTGCATGGTTCAGCTCTTTTTTGAAGAATTGCATTCACTTTATCAAACTGTTCTTGTGAAATAATTGCTTCATGATTATTTGGTACAATGACCCATTCTTCTTCTGGTCTAATCTTACCTCTACCACTTTCTTGGTAGTTGTATCTTAGTGTACCAATGTAGAAGGGGTTTCTTAGCGTCTGTGTGATGGATTTAGCATACCAGTTACCATTTCTCTTGGTTGGAATCTTTCGTTCATTTAAGAGCCTTGCAATGCGTAATACGGATGGTTCTCTTTCGTATTCATCAAAAATCATTTGTACAATCTTCTTTTCATCTTCATCAACAACTGGATACATGCTTTCTGGATCAAATTTGTATCCTAATGGAGCCGCTGTGCCATTCCATTTACCTTCTTTGGCTCGTGAAATCATTGTTGCTCTTACTCTGACTGCAGTCATTTCTCGTTCCAACTGAGCAAATGTCATGATGATATTCAACATTGCTCGACCCATAGGTGTGTCTGTCTGAAAATTATCAGTCTTACTTACAAACTGAATATCTAAATCTTCAAACTCATCCCACATTTTTGCGAAGTCACCAATGTTTCTAGAAATTCTATCTAGTTTCCAAACTACAACATGAGAAAATTCTTTATTTCTCAACCTTTGCATCATACTCTGAAAAGCGGGACGATCTGTATTCTTAGCAGAATACCCAGCATCTTCAAAAATTTCATAATCTTTGACACCAAGAACAATCTCACAATAATTGATTAAATCTTTTTTCTGCATTGGAAGTGAATCTTTATCTGCTTGATAAATTGTACTTACTCGTACATAGATTGCTGCTTTACTGTTTTTAATAATAATACCTCCTTTTAATCGTCAGCAAACAACATACCTTTTGCATTAATAAAAGCACTCCTTATACTTTCATTGTAACAAGATGGTGTTTTGCTGTATAGTACAAAATTTTTTGATAATAACATATTTTTTGCATAAAAAGTTTCTATAATGTAAATAAATATCCATATATTACCGCTTGTAAATTTAAGGAAGCCATACTACACTTATATTAAGAGAAAGGGGAGAGAATAATGGCTAGAAGACCTAAAGAATACAAAACGACTGAACAAAAAATTATGGATGTAGTAAATGAAATTCAGATAACTGAAGAACATTTAACTGAATTAAAAAATCAGAAAAAATTATTAGAAAGAGATTTAGAACAAGAAAAAATTGATGTACTATTAATGTCAATTAAAAATAAAAATATTTCTATTGACAAAGCAAAAGAAATTATTGATAATATGCAAGAGTAACATCCACAGTTATTCCATCTTTCTAAATCCAAGAATTGCCCGCTATTTGCGGGCTTTTCTATTTGTAAAAAAATAGGGAGGCATAGATAATGCACTCCCTAAATTCTTTATATTATTTCTTTTTATCTAAAATAGGTGTACCACCTTTATTAGAAATATTGTAACCGAATATTGCACCAATGTCTCTGGTTTTAATATATGTATAACCATCTTTATTAATCATTTCGACAGTATACTCTTCGCCATCAACAATAATATTTTCTCTTACAATCACTTCATCGTCCTCCTTATATTTTTCAGGAATTTCAATTTCCCAGTAATATTTTTGCTGTTTTATGAAGCGATCCCAAGGCATTTTAGAACAAATTTCTTTTTTATTATAAGGATCGTTAATAAGAACATTGTCACCATCCATTGCATAACAAAGAATATAATGTCCAGAAGATGTAAAATCGCCTTTTCCAGCAACTGCAATAATCCAATTGCCATTCTCTAACGATTTTCTAACTTCTTTGTGAACAGATGCGTTTGGTTTATTATAACAGTTAGCACTGTTCATCATTCTACATTTTATTCCATACTCAGCCATCTGTGGTTTGAAATAAGCGTAGTATGTACCTTGTTTTAATGCTTTATATCCATGTGATTTAGACCATTCAGCAGTATCGATAGGTGTTACTGTTTTGCCGGTTATTGAAGAAATAACCATAGCAGAACAAGTAATCCCACATCCTTCTGCTTTAATGGTTGTCTGTTCTCCTTTGGTAGAGTAATCATGGTTTGCCCATTTTGGATCTGTCTGATAATACATCACAGGTCTGCCTAATTTATTCATTGGTTTCACCTCCAAACAATAAAAAAAGAACAGGGGGGTTAACCCTGTTCAATAATGTCTGTTTTTAACTCGGCATCTGTATTAGAAATATCAATACGAAGTTCTGTGACAGCACGTTTAATATAAGCTTTAACTTCTTTTTCATCAAAAGTGATTTTATATTTATTCAGAAATTCCACCATTGCATCCCAAACCTACTGTGCTTTATCTTCTATTTCGCCAGTGATATGTAACTCATTCGCTGCAGAAACCAGTGTTTTTGCAACTTTTAAAATTACTGTTCCTTTCAGCATAGGAATCCAATATTTCTTACTAAAGAATACAATACAAATAATTAATAATTCAAAAATCCATGTAATATCCATTTTCGATGCCTCCTTATATTAGAAATTAGGGTAATCATTACTTACTTCTGCCATCTCTTCGTAAATAAAATCGTCACCATATTTCTTTTTCATTTCATTGATATTCTTCAGTCTTTCCATTTCAATATCCACTCTATCTTTCTGTTTACATCTAAAAGCATAGCACATTAATGCAATTGCACCTAAAATACAAACATATTTAATGAGATCAGGAAGGGCAGAGTAGTCTCCAGATTCTGTCATTGCTCTCGTACACCAATGAATAAACCAAGCGACACCAATCATTACTCCGCCAACTAAAACTTTAGAATACTCTTTTTTTCTTTTTGGTTTAACTGCAGTAGTTTTTTTGGTAGCCATGTTTCACCACCTCATTCTTCAAATTCATCAACTACAGACCATGTATAAATTTCTGGCTGAACAATGTTTTGAACAAAACTATTGCCATTGACCGCAAACTATTCTTCAACCAATCCTTCCAAAGCATCCAGCTCCATAGCTGTAATCTTTTTAGTTTTATGATGCAAACGATATGCTCTCATTATTTTATCTTTTAATTCTGCACGAATTCTTTTTTGATTGCGTTCTTCACTTTCTGCAAAACGCTGGTCTGTTTTTCTTTGATTTTCTTGCATCATCCTAGACAATTCTGTAAGCTGTGTGGCTAATTGAGTATTAGCATCAATAAGTTGTTTTTGAATTTCAAATGATTGCTCACGGTCATGTTTACGATTATCTTCATATGCACAAATTCTGTCATGATCCGATAACAACATATTCAGTAACTCATCTTTCCGTTTTCTCGTCTGATACCAAGAATCCCAAAGACCTTTGATATCTTTTCTGTTTGATAAAAACCACCCAATCACAACTCCTAAAATAATCAAACTAACAAGAAGAGTAGAAGAGGGGATTCTATCTATATAATCAATTAATTCGGTAAGTGTCATTTTCTCACCGCCTTTTCCTCCGAAAGTGTTGCAATCATATAAAGCCTCGCTTTCTACAAAATTACTTATTGTTTTCTAAGCTTATCTCGAATCTTTTTTTCAGAATCATATATGTTAATATAATGTGTGCCAAGAATTTTAGGGATACGATTTATTTGAGAAATCAGTTCTTCTAATTCAGCGATATCCAGACTACATTTATGATCTGTACCTTCCATAGTTTTGTCTAATGTAATATGTCTTTCAATAATATCTGCACCTTTAATAACAGAAATCAGAGTAGGCAGCGTATCAATTTCATGACCGCTATATCCAATTGCTAAAGTGGGGTACATGTTTTTTAATCTTGTAATAACATTTAAATCCAACTCATCGTCAGCACATGGGTAAGTACTATTACAATGTAAAATACCAAGTAAATTATCTAAGTTATATATTGCATTTAAAACTTCTGGTTCAGTGCTCATCCCATCAGAAATAATAACAGGAATACCCCAATCATTAATGGCATGGATTAATTCCATGTCTGTAATACATGCACTTGGAATCTTGATAAAAGGTATATCATAACTATATTGCTTCATAAATTCAACACTATTTACATCCCATACACTAACAGTCCACTTAATACCAATTTTTTGACAAAACTGATTAATAATATCGTATTCTGTTTTACCAAATTCAATTGACTTTTTATATTCAAGATAAGTCATTTCTTCACCTTTCCAGATGCGTTTAACATTTTTTTGATGTTCAGGAACACAAAAGTCTGGATCACGCTTCTGAAACTTTACAACATCAACACCACATCGTTTTGCTTCTTGAATTAACTGTAGTGCTGTGTATAATTCTCCGTTATGATTAATTCCAATTTCTCCAATAAACATATTTAAAACTCCTCTTTAATCCTTACAATATCGTCTAGTTCAATTGTAGAACTTTCAATAATGACTAAATCTGTAATGGCTTTTACTTGATGAATTGTGCCAGCCGGAATTCTGATAGTGTCACCAATATTTATACGAAACTCTTTTCCGTCTACTTTGGCAATCCCAACACCTTCAACAACATGCCATGTCTCATGTTTTTTAACATGATATTGTAGAGATATATTTAATCCTGCATCAATATGCAATCTTTTCATTGCATAGTTTTTAGTGATGTCCAGTAAATACTCTTTACCCCAACGCTTGTTGATTACAGTTAAACTTTCGGCATCATCTTTAGATATCAAATAATTTGCATTACAACCCTTATCATCTATGTAAACATCTGCAGCGGGTTTGCCAAATCTCAGTTCATGCTATTTTACACCCCAATCAGATAATTGTTGCGTTGTAAGATCGAACCAATCAATTCCAGTTTCTGTGCCACGAGCAGTATAATAAACCACTTTATTTCCGTTATCATACAAAGTGTTTGCCATTTGTATCATATCCATATATGGTTTTGCGTCCGCATAATTTTCTTCTTGACTACAGATAGTTCCATCAATATCAAAAATGTACTTTAGAGGTTTCGTATTTGAATTTTGCATATTCGTAATCCTCCTTTGTATCAATATCGATGGTTTGTTCTTCGGGAATTTCAATCAGTGCCAAATCGTCTTTCAGCATATATCCATCTAATTTAAATAATTCTTTATTAAAAATATGGAAGCAATGTGCGGCTTGATATAATGGATCAATTTCTTTTGTGGTTAATTTTTGATAATCAATATCCGTTTTAACATTGATATCTTTATCCCAAAGCCAGTTTTGAAATCTTTTAACGCTTGTGCCATATTCTTTTTTGCTCGCTAAGAATTGGCCGATTGATGAAATAATAGTTTGTGGTGTTAGAAAAATGAGGCATGGATTTAGAAACATTAAGTATTTTTCTGGTACGCCAAGAATGTCTTTAAAAATAAATCGTAATGGAGTTTCTGCTTCTGCTGTAGCAGGGTGACGAATAATAATTTGTACATTTGGATATTTTTTAGCAATATCAATTAACTCTTTGTCACAAACCAAGACATATGTATTTAGACCATAATAACTTTTAATATAATCCAGTTTCTTACAACAGATTTCAAACATACAAGTATCACCAATTGGTAAAGTCTGTTTGTTTGGTAATCTCTGACTACTCAATCTTGCTGGCACAAAAATTCCTACATGTTTCAATATAAAATACCTCCTTTTTCTCGTGTGTATCTCCCGCCACTATTATTGCAATAAAAACACGGCATATCAGATGTAAACTCTGCAGAAGTTACACTTTTTACAAAATCTAAATATTTTTTAGATGATAGCATTTCGGATAATTTGCTTTCTTTTAAATCACCTAAAATATATTTTTTTTGATTTTCACAATCGTTTCTCACATTACAGCATGGGCTAACTGTCCCATCATAATTAATTCCAATAAAATAAATAGGCTCATAACACGGAGCCTCTCTTTTTATCTTAGAATATTCTGTTAAATTACCTCCACGATCAGAAATATTTGCTGTTTCTAACCATGAGTAATAATAGAGAATTGTTTTCTCATTGTATCTACCTACAAAATAATGGTCATATTCAATGATATCTGAAACATTCCATTTTTGTAATTGTTGCAAAACAAAATCTCTGCCTTTATAATCGTAATCCATAATAGTTAATTCATCGACTAACATTGTTTGAAGAATTTGCTCATTAATATAATCGCCATTCGTGTTTGACACAATTGTTGTATCAGGAAAATAATGTTTTATTAATTGCATTGCATCACGCAATTCTTCGTGATTTGAAAATGGCTCATTATAACGTGAAAATGAAAATTTTCCTTCATATCCATTAACTTTTAATTCTTGGAGGAGAGTGGTAAACACATTATAATTAAGCCATTCAATTTTACTTTTGCGGTCTATATAACTATTTGGACACCAGTTGCATTTGCGATTGCAATAAGAAAATAATTCTATTTCCACCAATCTAAGTTTTGAAATAATATCCATTTTATTCAAATCCTTTTATCCATTGATTAAATGCTGTTTCATCGTTAATATATTTACTAGGTGTAACATCTTGATAATTATAAAAATTTTCAGATAATTGACGTTGATAATTCATGGTTGCATTTATCAATTCACCTACATACTAAGTTGTATATTGTATAGTATATTTATCTACTAACAAACACCCTATATTTTTAGGCGGGATATAATTCACTACAGAATCAAGATATAAATAGCGATATGATAATGGCGAAGATAATTTTAAAGATTGATAATAATCCATAAGATTCTATACACAGTCATTAGATATGATACATAAAACTTTATAGTCAGGAGATAATTCGCCATCATCCATTAAAAACCTTAAAGCAGCAACACGATGTCTACCTTCATACACATAAAAACATCCTTTATTTTCTATAGGGTAAACACAAAGAGGGAAGTACATTCCTTTAGATAGTATCTCTTCACCAAAAGCTTTTTGCTTTTCTTTATATTTTTTTATAAACGGATTATCAATATTTTGGCTCCATATATCTTTGTCATTGTCAAGAGGGTCTGGAAATAAATATTGGATACTTATAAACTTGAAATCTAATATATTGCTGCGTATAAGGGGGCGTAAGGCATAATATATATAATCCGAATGATATATTTTAGAAAATTGCTCTACAGAACAATTAATTCTAGTCAACAAAATATCATCTCCTATTATACTATTTTATTACCATTAGAGTCATACCCTAACGCCGTTAAAAGATGTAGTACATCTAATAAAAACTCATCAGGCACTAATTTCACTTCAGTATTATTTTTATCACAAGTTCTCAGTCCTGCTTTTACTAATCTAAAATATAATTCTGCCATTATTCATTACCTCCAGACTTATTTATAAATGCTTCATAAATAGTAGCTTGAGCTTCCATAATAATTAAATTGTCTGCTTTTTGAGACTCATATTGTTCTGCTATAGCCTCCATGATAACTAAAATGTTTGAGGGTTCTTGAAGTAAAGATTCAATACTAGATAATTTATCTAATACAGTATTATCTTCGCTCTTTAATCCAATATCTATAAATTCACCTTCTACATATTTTTTATGAAGAACATCAAGTCCTGTTTCTACTACATTCTCGTGGAATCCAGGATCACTAGCTATAAGAACACAGATATCATTTTCATCTAATATAGCATACATAATTCATGATACCTCCTTTAATAATATATACGATAAGAACTATTACTCTATAGTTTCACAATATAAGGTATACCATCCACAGTTCTAATACATCCTTGACTAACTAAATAATTATAAAGATAGTAGTCATTCTGTGTCCATAGTTCAGTTCTATCTAATCTAGGAGCTGGATTTAATTCTGCAGCATCTCCGTAACCATAAGACTTCAAAGAATTTGCTATATATAACTCTGTAGTTACAGTTCTTTTGAAACCCATAATTCTGCAACGAACATTCTGTATATCGAAGTCAGCTCCACTCGATGGCGTACCATAAGTGTTTACTATCATCGCAAGCTTGAAAGTTTGACCCGCATAACTGTTACCAAGCCCATAATTAGTATATATTTTATCATATGTTTTTGAAGTACCGGCGGCTATATTACTCAAACTTTCCAATGAAAACATAGGGGAAAAATTCCCAGCACTATCTACTGTACCAGCATGAAATCTGAGAACTCCAGGGTTACTTCCTACATGAGTGTACTTACAGTCAACTCTTATTCCGCAAGTATCTGCAAGTATTTGAATGTCACCCAATACGACATATCCAGTATCTTGATTACATCTTGTGGCGGTAGATAAAAAATTAAATGTCTGACTTGCAGTTTTCACCAAATAATCATCAGCTCTCTTTAGTGGAGCAACATTTGCAGATATATTATTAATTAAAGTGTTTGCAGCCTCTACTTTAGTTTTTACAGTTGCCAAATCATTTTTAACACTAGATATATCATTTTTAACTCCAGATACATCAGTTCTCACATTAGACACATCAGTTTTAACTCCTGATACATTTGTGTTAACTTCTTGTAATGTAGTTTGTTTCGCCATATCCATACTAGGATCTAAATCAAACTCATTTATTTTAGAAGACATTTTTCATTCCTCCTTTTTAAAATAAAAGAGGGTAGTTAACCCTCATGAAATTTTATTGTGTTTAGTTAAATCACTCAGCGTAATCTTCGCCAGTGATTTCTTTGTATTCTTTTTTTGTCAGAGAATTCTTTTCGCCATTTTCAACTCTGATTACAAACTCATCTTTTGTTTTTACTCCTGCTTCATACAGGCGTTTCATACTCTCAATGATTTTAGTATTCATTACAGAACACCTTCTTCCATTAACATTGCTGTATATTCATCAATTGCAGCATTTGCGATTTCTTCGTTTGTCTTTGACACCATAGCCTCGATACGATCTAACTGAGAAAGCTCAATAACTATTTCTTGTTTTACATCCACCCATTCTCCATTTTCATACTTTTTACCAAGTGGATTGAAATTCACATCAACGCAGAAAGTGCACAGGTAGTTGTTGTGCTGTCGGAAGTAAGTGTTGTGATAATCCGCTGGACGGATTTAATGCAGGTTGCTGTAACTCCTACATTAAGAGTATTATTTAAATTATTGACCTTTCCTAAAATTTCTTCAGATGTACTCTGCATAGCAACTCCATCAAAAACAGAATCATCAAGAGATCCAGCCATAATTTTTGAAGAACCCATATCAATTCTCCTTTCTTAATATAAAAAAGAGGGATTGATATTAATCAACCACCTCTAAAATATTATAAATGTTCATTTATTGTAATTATTTATCCAGTTCGCTTTGAACTGTTTCTCTCCACTTTGCAGGCACATCATTAATGGTTTTAAGACCTTTTTTAATTAAATTAACATATAGTTTTACCATTATTCTGCACCTCCTAAAATAATTTCTGCTAATTCAGCAACAGCTAACTGTGTGTCAACAGACTCCTGTGCGATACTGGCAAGTTTTGTTTCAGAATATGTTCTCTGTGCCATAGAAACAAAAATTCTTTTTTCAACAACAGCTTCTGTTTTCTCTGTAGCTTTTTGGATTTCTACTTCTTTTTTTACTAACTCAGCACGAATTGTATAACCTGTATGAATTGCTTTACTACCATCATCGCCAATAATAACAATAGATCCACAATTATCTTCTGTAAATACTGAATCAAGTTCATCCATACTAAAACTGTCATTAAAAATAAAAGTTAATGTATCACGATTAATACCTTGTATATATTTTAATTCACCTGTCACTAAGATAGGTGTTAATTCTACTGCATTTGTTAATACAATTTTCATGTTTGTTTACCTCCTTTTATTAACCTAAGAATTTAATGATAACTGCACCAGGTTGTCCATTTGCACCATGACTTGAACCAGAAGCATTACCAGAACCGCCATTGCCACCTGTACCATAAGAACCAATAGAACAGCCACCAGATTGTCCAGATGCTAAATTTCCGTATGATGTACCTACAGCACTACCTCTATTGAGACGCGTACCTACAAACTGAGCACCTGTGCCACCCTTACCACCTGCAACGGAGTATAAATTACCAAAAGATGTAGTTCCTCCTTGTTCGCCATTATAGCCACTTATATAAGTCGCAGATGAAACTTGTACATCTTTTTTCATACCTCTTACCCCTGCGGCGCCTATAGTAATTGTATATGATGCACCTTTTGATAAAGTTGTAGTATATAAAGCACCAGAACCACCACCAGCACCACCATTTGCGCCTGCATATGTGGATTTATCAGAAGTTACTCTAATACCACCAGCACCGCCTCCACCACCACCATGTAATTCGATGGAGTACTGACCATCATCTGGTACAGTGAATGTGCCATTGGAAGTAAAAGTCCATGTATACCCAACAGGGGTGTCCGCAGATGAGAAAAACTTCCTTGCTACATTATCTACACCAACATGACTAACTTTTATTTTTCTAGAAACATTGTTTATACCTGTCTATTTTTTTTTAACTTTTCTAGACACACCAGTTGATGTATGTACAGTGATTGTTGTGCTATTTAAAAAATATGGTATATTAGCATCACACCATTCCTTTGTTGGTTCATTCCCAGAACCGAAACAAGCAGTTAAATCAATCAACATTGGCTCTTTTCTATAAGTAACTGCAGAAGTATTTACTACGAAGTTTCTAAACACCCATGTTCCACTCACATCTGTAAATGCTTTTGTGTTTGATGTCATTTCCCAATTGTCGGTTTTCTAATGATATGCCCATACTGACAGACAATTTGCGTCAGAAGCCCAGTATTCAAATCTACCATCGCTAAATGTTGAGTTTACTGGTGCTTTAACCATACATCGAATGTAATAAATATGGTTAACAACAGGTGCATTTAACATAACAGTGAAATGAGAGTCGCCACTAGCAACCGGAAATACAAACTCTTCATATGCATTCACAGATGGTAAAGTCGCACCACTTTTAGTCCAAGCAGAAGGTTGGGGAAGTAAATTGGTGAGTCCAATTTGAATCTCTGATGTACTACTAACATACATTCCTTTAGCCATGTTCTCACCGCCTTATTCGTACACCAGATGGATACAACCGTTGGCAAGGGCAGAGCCTGCACCGATATCTGTTGTGCCTTTGGTGATGTTGTGTTCACCGTAGATGTTGTAACTTTTTGCACTTCCATCAATAACATCATATAAAAACATAGAATTTTCTAACTAACCAGAAGCGTGATTGATGGAAGTGCAAAAAGTTA